CAGGTCCAGTGTTCAACTTCTTCTGGTCATCGCCAATGAAACCAAACTCAGCAGCACGGCTCTTGGTGATTTGGATAATGGTTGAGCCAGAAGTTTGACCTGTAGGCTCTGGAACGGTCATAGACGGAGTGATGTCAGACACGTTGCCAGCAGGCTCTACGTCTACAACGATGTTTTGATTGATGCCTGCACGGTCAGCACTGGCATTCATTGTGACAGCAGGAATAAGACCAGTCAGTTCGCGAGACACAATATCAAGCGCCTCATAAATGTCTGGAACGATTGAACTAATAGTATTTTCAGCCATGATTTTTTACCTTATCAATTATCAGTTAGTTTGCCGCCAGATTTCACGAATGACATCCGGCTTGCTGGGTCTAGTGCCTCAAATTCAGCACGGGATTTAACTTTTGCAGCACCGCCGCTATTTGAGCCACCAGAGGCACCGCCACCTGATGATTGATTGCCCTTCAACAATGCAGAATATCTTGCATCGTTCTTGAACTCGGCTTTGAGATCGTCCAGAGTGGAGACCGTCAAATCGCCTGAAGAATCCGTGACTTTAACACCGTCATCGTGATACTTCAAACGCCTAGAAATGAACTCGCTTAGAAGCTCCGCGTTGGCTCCTTCAGCTAATTCCGTTGCGACCTTCATGGCAGCATTGTTTCGTTTTTCGTTTGCTACACTGGCCCTCATTGATTCCAACTCTTTTACCGTTGCCTGATAGCGTTCCTCAGATGATCGGTGCAGTTGTTCAAAGTCCCCTTTCTCTCGCGCTATCCGTTCGCGCTCGACTTGTGATTGCTCTTCAATCTCCCGCTTTGCTGATTTAGCTTTTTTGGCTTCTGTCAGCAGCTCATCCATCTTGGCTTTCATTGCTGCGTTTTCAGACATCAATGCTTCAAGATCGACAGCAGGCTGAATCGGTGTTTCTTCTTGTATTTCTTGTTGCTCGCTCATTTAGTTCTCCTTGGTCACAAACCAACACCCACTGGGCGCGTTATATATCGGACAGCACAAGCGGCCTCATGCCTTCCAATTCTCTCAAAGTGTAGACCCGACCCGTCGGATCAACAAATTTATCCAATGTCAAAGCGCCAGACCTAAACAGCCTTGACCGCTCAATCCCTAACGCTTCATCAATGAATTCTCGGTTCTGATTTCTCAGCCATCCGCTATACGTTGTCTTTGTCGATACTTGCTCCGGCCCTTCAGAGCCGAGCGACGGTCTGGTCGCTTTGGTATCAAGACCCAGATCAAATTCTGGCCTAATCTTTGGCACAGTTGTTGACCTGCAACCAAAATGCGCTGGCGGCATCGGGCCTTCATCAACGTTGTAAAATTGACCATCTCGACTCATGCAAACGAACGTCGTCCTGCCGTCCAATGTGCTGACCCATTCATATCGGTCTATGTATTTGCTGTTTTGCTTGTATGTTTCTTTTCTTGTTACGCTGCTGACATGATTGATGATCGTGCTGGTCAATGAAGTGACTTGGCGCTTAATCAGAGTACTTACGAGATTGTTAACATCCCTGCCGATCACTTGAGTAGTGTTGCCAAGTGTTACCCCATCAGATATCGCCTGAGTTATCTGAGTGATCTTACTGGCCCCCAACTTGGTCAATGATTCGCTTATTGTCGGGGCAATACCTCTTACAACTGCCATCGGTGTAGACTGAACGGCAGTCAATAAAGCGGCTTCTGTGGGTAATGTCAGGGCAATAGTCGATGCTTTGTTGATCATCTCGACGCTGAACCTTGCCTCGCTTTGAGCCAGGTCGATAACGTCCATCAGGATCAGCGATTTTATGTCCTGGAATCCGATTTGACTCAAGGCGGTTATATCCCTTAAAACGTCCGCCAATCGCTGCGCTTGGAAGTTTGTCGGCTCTTGCGCCAATCTGGCATTGATCTTCCGACGTAGTTGATTCAGCATCTTGACCGCTTCTTTAGACCTGCCAGCGCCGTAACGTTGCAAGAATATCTGATGCCTAGTCGCTGCATCAATCAGATACTGGTTGCTGCTCACTTAAATCATGCTCAGTATGTCGGTTGACTCAACGTCGCCATCAAGGACTTGGTTGGTTCGCTCTGAGTCGATCAGGTTGGCTTTACGCATCAAGTCCCTGACATCATCCTTGGCTATTACGCCACGATCCATTAGTTGAATCTGCGCCATCAGTAATTGTGGGTCAATGGTCGCGTCATAGAACTCCTTGTTGATTTTAATCATTGGCTCAACGGTGCCACCCATGAAGTCCATTGCCCAATATAGGCACTTATAAAACCCTTCCTCGATGTTGATAATGATCGACCCTAGTTTGCTGTTTTGACCGCTGAACCTAATTTTTGCCGCTTCTGCTGTCTCGTTTCCGCCCTGATCTTGGATAATTCGAGCGCCAATCTTGACCATTTGCATCTCTTTGATTTCCATGCCCTTGAGTGGCATTTGATTCTCACCAGCCTGAAGCAACATAGCGTTGCCGCCTTCTGGAAGCATGATGCCTGACCGTGAACCCATTGAAATACCCGCGCTCATGTTTTGCTCAACCCATGATTGAGTCAAGCCAACAAATACTGGGGTCGGTTGACCAACGAGAAAACTGGACTCTTCATAGTCTGCCGAATTGCGGTAATGGCTTACGTTAAGCTCGGCAATATCATACAACGGGGCTTTGTCTACTGATTCATCGTTGTTGACTGACCCAACGAACACAAACGGGATTTCGTCCCATAGTGAGCCGTCCATCTTGCGCGGATAAATATTATATTCAGCGCCCTCATAATCATCATCATCATCATCTGATTCTTGGCTTGTGCCAAACATAATCAGCTCATTGTTTTCATCGTACAAATTTTGGACGTATATACCGTCATCCATTCGCAGCACTCGATGATAAATGCACTCAGTTGCCTCAAAACCGTCATCGCTATACTTCATTGTCGGTTCGCGCAGAACTACCAATGACAGCCGTTTAACGCCTCCCAGGCTTTCTGTGCGCCAGTTTATGATTGATTCGGCAGGATACGGCAGGATTGTGGCTCTAAGCTCTAATGCCCTTACCTCAGCGTCTGTGAGGCCCATTGGGGCTGACGGGTAATCAACCAGCAAACCGTATCGTCCGACCATCAAAGTCTCGCCAGCAGCATCCTTGATCATCTGTTCTATTGACAGGCCGTCGCCATTAGCATCATCCAGCATATATTCAATGTTCGTGTCCAGTTCGATTGTGCTGGGCCGCCTAAACACCATGCCAAGCATGCCTTCTTTAGTGTGGCCCGTGAAATTGACGTAACTGGCTCGTTCGACGTATGCCCTATATCTGAGCTTATTATCTGCGCTACCATCATTGGCATTCGGCGGCGGCAGATAGGCTGTACCGGCAAGACCGCCAAGCATTCCTTCAGCGCCCTTGGCTCTTGATTTGATCGCGGATGATCCTTCATCGCAATCACGGACTAATTTCCATTTGTTGACGTTGTTGCTGTATTCGGCACATGGCGTATCGACTGGCATAGTTATCTCACAAATCTGATGCGTAGATCGGCCACCGGCTTCACAACGGGCATTTCATAGGCGATGGGGTAGGTTCCCGCATCGGGAAGGTGGTCAAGGTTGCTTTTTTTGTCTGGCGATCCATTGGCATCATAGGCCAGTTGCTCCATGCAACGCGCATATTCAGGACATGCCTGATCGTTGATTTTAACGAGCCCTTTTTCAAAAGCGACGTTTGTAGCGACAATCCGATCCTTGACCAGTGGATTCGATCGGTTGGCGTATATAACAAATCCCGCTGATTCTAGCAAGGAAATGTCAGATATTGAAGCATCGACCGATTTACGGCTTCGACCTGATGCGTCAGGGTAAATTCTGATGGAGTGATTAGGGTATTTTTCTTGTATTACTCTGATCATGTTTGGCGTGTCATATATGCCCTTGAACTCATCGACAGCATGCCAGACTGTTCCACGGGAAACATATACAACCGCGCTCATATTGGTCACGTTAAAGTCCATGCCTATATTAAGCAACTCGCCATCGTTGACAGTCTCAGAGCTGCGACAAGCTATCCGATCATAAGAACTATAGACCGTGCCGCTTTGCAAGTTAACAAACTGGCCTTCAAGGTATGCTGCCAGCAGGTTCGACGGATATATGTCTGTCAGCGATTGAATATAACCTTCAGGCAAATGTGGATTGCTTTTCGTTGGCGCTTGAATGATCTGATATCCTGGCTTTGGGTCTTTCTTCCATGTCTCGTATACAAACTTAAACCCTTCTGGCGTTGTTGTTACGCCTACTGAATTGGCGCTGCCGCTGGCCTTCTTTTGTCGATTTCGAGCAACGATCTGTCGCCAAGCATAAGCCGCATCATCAGGCTTCATTGTGTCCAGTTCGTCAACGTCAGCGTCTGCGTGTTCGTAGCCAATAATTCGATGAGGCGCATCCATTGATCTGAAGTAGATTTTGCCCTTGCCGCCGATTTCAATGTAGTTTAATGGCGACTTGTACAACCGATAAGGAATGCCCATTTCCTCCAATGCTTGCTCAAACCTTGGAAATGCAATCATTCTAATCAGGTCATAGGTTGGAGCGTAAAAACCTCGATCACACTCAGGGTTCATTAATTTGCCGATAATACTGCGTTTGATTGCCGCTTCAGTCTTGCCTGCTCCAAAGCCTGCTACCAATGCAGGATATCGAGCTTGGCTCATGATGTACTCAAATTGAGGGCTTGTAGGCGCTATGTCAGCCATTTGGGTTGATTATGTTGATACTGATAGGTTTGTTGTCCGTTGTAATATCTTGATGGTCGCGTTGACCAAGCAATTGTTTGCCCAGCCAGATTGCCATCGTTGCTGAGTTTTGTTCGTCCATGATCTGCATTTGTTTGCGTCTTACCGACAATCTGCCCAAACCTCTGCCTTGATCGATTGCTTGCTGAAAATCAATTTCATCTGCGTATCGACGTTCTATGGTTTTTTTATCGCACCCAAAAAATGCTGCAATTTCTTCCATTGTACAATTCAAACGGCACAACCGCTTCAATTCTTCAACGTCAATTTCTATTCTTGGCCTACCCACAGGGTTAGTCATTCATAATCTCTTTTATATAGCGACAAAATTATCAGTCAGTCGTTACATGGTCACATAAATCATCAGATGAAATAGATTGGAGCGTGCAGGTCGGAATCGCACCGCCCAGATTAGAGGGGATCTCTAACTCCTGCTTTTTTGCACGCCTTTGTTTGATCGATTTTTTCTCACCTAAATACATTCCGGCGTTCCGCTTGTCAATCTCTTCGAACGGTATAATTGGAACTGTTAAATTTTGCTTTTCTGATTCGTACAGAAATTTTATGTATCGCAACTGGTGTCCCGCCAATCTTTCTGCGCCACTCATATCTCTTTTGGACGTTCCGTGCATTGCTACAATTTCGCCAGATGGAAGACGAGCAATTGTTGAGTTTTTGTTGATCGATGTTAAAACAAATCCACTAGCCCTATTAATCGTGCCGTCTCCGCATTGAGTTCCATCAGC